TTGAACTACCGTGCAAATGTTCAAACTCTGTTTATCACATCGATTGCATTGTCCGATTATTAGAGTCGGGACAAAATAAAAACTTTTGTCCCCACTGCAAAACACCCTACCAAACATCGGTGTTTTCACAAAACGAAGTCGTTGATAGACAACCACCCGAAAACAACGAAAAAAATATTGTCTACATTTTCGTCGTGCATATTTTGTCAAACACAATGATGAACATGATCAACATCGGTTTGACGATTGATTACCAAAATGTTTCCGCAGACATTACCTCAAAGATATTGATGGTCTCTTATTTCTGCAAAATTCTACTAAACGTGTGTTTCGTATGTAGATTGACAGACAACCGAAATCGATTGATGACTTATGTCGGATTGAGTTACATAATACAATCGCTAATGTTTGTTTTGTTGGTTTGCTTGTTATCTTATGTGAAATTTGATTTTACTTCATGGATGTTATTGACTAATAACGTCGTGTTTTTTTTGAGCGATTTCGCGTTCAGGATTTCGATTGAATATTGCTCGTAAAGATTTAAAGAGATTGCTCGATCTTAACTCAACGAAAAAAAAAATGACCACCAAATACATTGTATTGACAAAAGACGAAAGAGACACCATCGACGACAATACCAACAACCAAATATTCTTTGTAAACAAGCCGCTTGTTTACTTGATGCCGTCGGTAAACCAAACGTATTATGCCGAAAGAGGTCTCTTTGAAAACAACTTGATCGAATGGTGCAAACAGTTTTGCAAACCAGATTCGTTGTTTTTGGACATTGGTGCACACACCGGCAGCTACGCAATTTCGCTTGCCGCTTATGCAAAACATGTCATCGCATTTGAACCACAAAAAATGACCTTCTATGCCTTGTGCGGAGGGGTCGCGCTGAGTGCCTCGACAAACATCGAGTGTATGAAAATCGGTCTCGGTAACTCTGATCAGGTCGGCGTAAAAACTCTGCATATCGTAAGCAATGACGGTGGCGGATCCACTGTTCATGCACCACCCGGAGACAAACTCTTGGGTTCCGAGAATATCGAGATCCGAACGCTCGACTCCTTGAATATCCAAGAACGCATATCTTTCATCAAGATGGATGTAGAAGAAAACGAGTTGCAAGTTTTACAGGGCGGGATGGAGACAATTGTTCGCACAGGGTATCCGAAAATTTTGTTCGAGTCGAATAGCCACACGAATACCGCGTTGTTTGATTATTTGAGAGAGATACTTGGCTACCAAATCATCAAGGTTCACGGGTTTTTTAATATGTATTTAGCCGAAAAAGTCTGAACCAAGACTCTATATATTATATAGATGCCGTACGTGATTCGAAAAGTGAGAGGGAAGAATTGTTTTAGTGTGAAAAAGAATAAGGGCAGTCGAAAAAGGACGCTATCCAGGTGCACCACTATGAAAAAAGCCAAAGCGCAGATTCGCCTGCTCAATGCGTTAGATCATGGCTTTGTCAGGAAATAATTTTCGATTATATATTTATACAATGGCCTCAAAAATAGATATAAAAAAATTGTTACTGATGCACATAAATTAGAAGGTACAATTTCCGATTTTGATTCCAATTTAGAACGTACCCGTTTTGTCCATTCCAAACCGGAAGAATATAAACAACAACTCAAAGAAAATGAAACATGTTCTTTATTCGATATAAACACATTAAAATACATTGCAAATTTAGCTAATCATACAGATCTCGTGAGTACTTTAACTGAGATTAACACTGACAAAATAGCGATTGCAAGTGATAAAAAAGTTTATTTTAAAGAAGGTGAAAAATTAATTAGTTCAAGTTGTAACATCTATAAAGCAAACATGTACATTAGTTCTGGAGGGGACAAATGTAAGAATAATGCCTTAATAGTCCACCCTCAGCAGAAAAAGAAGAATGACGATGCAATTGCGCCTGAGAAGGCTGAGGTTGAGAATAAGGCCCCGTCTGAGCCAAAGGCGGCTGGCAAAAGTGATTGCATTGAAGACAACGGCATAGTTGTGTGTGACAAAAAAAGTGGCGGCGGAAACCCGAAAGAAATTGGTTCTATTTATCAATCATTTTGTGGATTGCGTGTCTTTGATTTCGAAAAAAATTTCAAAGTTTTTGTAATGGATAGGCAACAAGTAGTAAAAATTGAATTTACAAATTCAATTGCATACTTTTCTCTTGCAGATACATCCGGGACAATTAAATTTAAAGAAAACACTCCGTATGTCCGTATTTACAAAGATGGAACAAAAGAGTATGGCTATGTTCTAGATAACAACGGGATGAAATTTGGCGAAAGAGATTTGACACCAGAAGAAGCAAAACAAAATTCGAAGATTTTAGATAATAAACCAGCGTCGTCAAGTTGGTCTACTTACGCACTCCCAGTAGCCGCTACCGCTACCACAGCCGCAGGTCTGGCATACTTGTATAAAAAGTCTAAACGAAAGCCTAAAAAATCAAAGTCAACGCGTCGCCAATCGTCATCATCTTCTTCATCTTCTTCATCATCTTCATCATCTCGTCGTCCCGTTAAAAGTTCCAGAAAACGCAAGAACTAGGTGTAAGCAATTCGTTTATTACTCGTATTCCACTATTGTAAGCGGCATGCAATGATCCATAGTATACAGGATCCGTGTGTTCTCCCGCAAAATATATTTTCTCATTTATATTTTCTCTCAAAATATCAATGTCTCTTTCTGTCATCGACATATCATGGTATGAGTACGCGCCTTGTGTAAACACGTCCTCTTCCCATCGAGTGACATGTCAAGATTTTGGGAAAGGAACATTTCTGAAATACTTTTTCAAATGATCCATCACCGATCCAACAATGTCTTCGTCCTGTTTACCAACCATTGCCCATCCTTTGTCTGCCGGGCATATTGCCTCTAATATCGGCACATTTTTAGAACTCATGTAATTATTCCACAATATATACTGTTCGTCTTCATCCTGCGTAAGAATCATCGGCACATCGCGGTTCCAAAACACTTCATCAAACTCCAATTGCACCTTTTTGTACGATCCCATCTTTACCTTAGACAGTGCATCTATTTTTGGCTGAGCGAAGGGCGGATCAAACACAATGTCTCTCAGTGGTCCAGGCGGAACCGTTATGCACAACTTTTTACAATTATAAATCGATCCGTCTCTTGTATACACTTTTACCAAATCATCCGTATATACGACATTTGTTACAATTTGGTTGCAAATTATATTGTCTTTACACACGTTTTTGCACAATGCATCGATGAGTGTTTTTGCGCCGTTTTTGAACAAACAATGTGGGCCTCCATAGTCGCCAAATAGTTCTTCACCCTTTTGAAAAAACGACGTAGGTAAATCCCGTATACTGCCTCCACACCAAACCTCAATCATGTAGAGAAAACTTTGAATATCTGGATCTTGGGATAATGCTTGTTCAATTGTGCCTACACAATCGATTTCATTCACCAGTGTCTTCCATTTTTTTGCCAATTGCTGGCGCTTCTCTTCTGTAAAATTCGAATCTTTCGTCAAATATTGTATGTTTGCGTTCTCCGAATGCATCCACGGGTTGCATTCGGCGACATGAATTAGATTGTCAGACGACAATATATTTGTCAATGGGTTTTCGTCCAAACCATGTACCCAAGCCGCGCCATAGTCGAGTTTTTTTTCATTTGTAAACACGCGGCCACCTATGCGATCTCTCGCTTCCAATATGATGTAATCTTCGGGTTGAAATTTTGATGCAATCGTGAGTCCTGCTACGCCCGCACCGATTATTATTATAGGAGTTGTCCTGGATTTCATATATTTTATAATGTCATTTTTTATCTAAATACCTTTTTTTTTATTTCTCTACCACTTGCCGTTCGTAAAGAACTGCATTATTACCACCGTGACTTTTTTTCTTGCTTCTCAAGTTGGAGAAGCGAGAATTCTTTATAATCTTCATTTTTTATAAAATGCTTTTCAAGAACACGAATTTAGTTATACTTTGAAGAAAATCCTAACCAATTCCAGATTTTATCCAAATCAACCACAAAATCTATTGTTTTATCATAATTCAGATAACAGTAAAAAGTGCTTATAAACATTTGTTGTTCAAAATTTGTAAATTGGTTATTGCTTAATAACGTATTAAGCATTTCTACCACTTGCCGTTGGTCTTTTTCACAATCACATTGTTACCACTCTTTTTCTTCTTGGCATTTGGATCGTACTCGTCTCCATCGTCGTCGGCCAAATTTTTGGATAATTCCCAGAACTCTTTCGACCCCAACTTGAAATCTGGTCTGTCTGCGGCCTTGTACCAAAATACCTGATCATTGATCTTGTTCGATTTGGCATTATTTGATATCACCATGCACTCGTAGTTTTCGGTTGTCTGATCCATGATCGAGCAAAATGACTCGAGTGTGGGAAACATAGACGCATAGTTCTCCCAAATCTTCTTTCTGTTTGATAAATAGTTCTCTCGCAGAATAAAAACGTAGTCAATATTCGTGCGGAGATTTGGTGGAATACCAAGCGGATATTGCATGGTGATGATTAACATCACTTTCCAGTGTCTTCCGTTCATGAACAAGGATCGCATCAACTTGTCTTTGGTCCAGCTGTTGTCGTAGAGACAATCATCGAGAATCACGAAAGTACGAGGATCAATCGAGCATTTCTTGTAAGTTTCCATCTCCGTCTGGCACTGTTTCATCACGGCCTTTTGACGGCGCAGAACGTTTTCAATAAGGATCGTGTTGTATTCTTCGTGAATGAAGAGCTTGGGCACCAACTTGCCGTAAAAACCGTTTCCGGCTTCTGTCCCCGAAATGACGGTGCCGATTGGAATGTCCTGGTGGTGGTATAGCAAGTCTTTTACCAAAAAGGTTTTGCCGGTGTCTCTTCGACCGATCAAAACAATTACTGGACCTTTGTTTTCCCTGGGATCAAATGTGATTGATCTCATGTCAAATTTTTTTAATTCTAGTGTCATTTATGTATAAATTAGCAACAATATAATAAATACGAATATAAAACGATGAGTTCAATATTACTAAATTATATACATTTGATAAAATATAACTCATGGAATCCAAGTTTAGCATAAATTATCGAAAGACCAAAAAACTGAATTTAGAGAAAGCGGGGTCGTCCAGTGATATCGAATATAATCCGTTCGACATTTCCAGTTTGCAGTCATACACACCATTGTACAACCGGTTTTTCGAAATGGACGAGACCAACTACAACAAAATCTCACTCAACAACACTTTCCAAATCCGCGATTTAAATACCGTGTACAAGAACGACGAGATTGTGGAGAAAAACATTTTTGTGAAATTCTCGCCCCTCATCGACCCATTAAACTTCTTGCGCGGCAAATACAATTTAGAAACGGATATCACGCGAACCCTACCAACTATTCACTCGAAGGTCGATGACGGGTCTATTATGCCTAAATTATTGGACGTTAACAACTCGGCCTATGTAGACGGTTTTTTCTCATATTTGACATCAATGATGAAAGATACCCATGGATGGGTGCACGGCGTCGAGTACTACGGCTCTTATTTAGGGATTCAGAAGAAGTTCAAGTACAACATTGCTGATGATATGGACTTTGTCTCCAACTGCCCTTTCTTTTTAAACAACATCAACAAGTATTTCACGATCGACGAAGAGGCGTCGCAAGTTCTCAACCAATATTCGGGTGAAGGGTCTCGACGCAACCGAAACAAGCTGTGTATCGAAGACTGCAACGATGTGAAAATAGACGTCGATGAGTTTTTGTTTGAAGATCATTGCCAAGATACAGAGACTATTTTGGAGACAGAGACGCTAAATCTCGAGTATGAAAATAGTTGTGTTAAAAACGAAATTGGAAGCGACAGTGGAAGCGACAGTGGAAGCGACAGCTATAGCAGCAGCGGAAGCGGAAGTGGAAGCGAAGGCACTATCAGCGAATCCGACGAGGAATCTGTATGGGAAACCGAGTCGGATTCTTCTTCACACTCTTCAGGTGATTCCATATTTGAAGACGAAGACGAACCCATGTTCAGCTACTTGAACAGTTACCCCGTCCAAATGATCTTTCAAGAAAAGTGCACTGGAACCATCGATCAACTTATTATGCGCCGCAAACTCAACGACGACCAATTCATGGATGCCCTTATGCAAATTGTGCTCATTCTGGCCACCTATCAAAAGTTGTTCGACTTTACCCACAACGACTTGCACACCAATAACATCATGTATGTAGAGACAGACACCGAGTTTTTGTACTACAAATTGGAGGGTGTTTTCTACAAAGTTCCGACGCACGGGCGCATCTACAAGTTGATCGACTTCGGAAGAGCCATCTACAAGTTCAATAACAAACTGTTTTGTAGCGACAGTTTCGCCCCATCGGGAGACGCGTCGACGCAATATAATTGCGAACCCTACTTTAACGAAAAGAAGCCACGAGTCGACCCGAACCCGAGTTTCGATTTGTGCCGTCTCGGTTGCTCGTTGTACGATTTCGTTTGCAGAGACAATGATCCGAAAACCCCTTTGCAAAAGCTGGTTGATCACTGGTGCAATGATGACTACGGAAAAAACATGCTTTACAGACACAATGGCCAAACCAGGTATCCCGACTTTAAGTTGTACAAGATGATCGCGCGCACTGTCAACAATTTGGTGCCCAAGGATGAACTGAAAACACTCGTGTTTGCGACAAAATACACATTTACACCGGATGCGAATACTGTTGTCATGGATATCGATAGTTTGCCCGTCTACGTTTAAAGGAAACTACGTCAAGAGAAAATTATGTTTATTGAAAGGAAAATAACGATTAAAAGGAAGGAAGGATTTAAAGGAAACTACGTCAAGGTTTTCGCCTTATAGAAAATTATGTTTATTGAAAGGAAAATAACGATTAAAAGGAAGGAAGGATTTAAAGGAAACCTTGGTTTCCTTTATATCAAATGATTGACAAAATTATTTACATCAATTTAGACACCCGAACTGATCGCAACGAGAGAATCTTGAACGAATTCAAGAGAGTCGGATTTCCACAGGACAAAATTATGCGCTATCCGGCAACCTCGTATCAAGGATGTCCCAACACGGGGTGTTTACTCAGTCACGCAAATGTACTGGAGATGGCATACGACTCTGGTTACTCCAATGTTTTGGTCCTTGAAGATGACTTTGTATTTATAGAGGACACCAATCAAGTGAACAAGGATTTGCAAAGATTTTTCGAAATGAATCTGGTTTGGGATGTTGTCATGTTGACCACTTGCGGCGCAGTCGTTTCCGAACATACAAACAGCCTTATTTCGCGCATATCGTCGTCGGGAAATGGCGCGGGCTACCTCGTAAACCGGTCGATGATGTTGGAGCTCAGCACTTTGTTCAAATCGAATGTTGATAATTTGTTTCTGACTAAACAGCACTGGAACTACCAGAACGATATTCTTTGGAAATCCTTGATGCCATCGTCGCAGTGGTTTATGTTTAACCAATATTTAGGATACCAAGAGGCCGGTTACAGCGATTTGTCGCAAGATAATAAGATTGCGATTGTGCCGCAAGTTGTATGTAAGGTTGCAGAAGAAGAAGAGGATACAAAGATACAAGTCCATATTGAAGAGATCTCTTCAAAAGAGTTATCAACAAAAGAGATCTCTTCGACCAAAGAAGTGTCTTATACAGCAGACTCTGTCGTAAATACCGTGATCGAATCGTTTATCCAACGATCAAACCTTGGTTTGCAAAAGTACGGCACAACTTTGGACCGCGAAGATTTAAAAGTGTTGGACTGGATACAACATGCTCAAGAAGAACACATGGACGCGATTTTATATTTGGAAAAGTTGAAGCGAGAGGTTATTAAGAACGGCGATTGCGGCGCGATTTAGTTCTTCGGTTTTTGTTTTTTCGTCTATTTGTTCTTTGCTTGCGGCCGCCTACTGCACCTGCTGGTCTTATGTAAAATATTCTGTCTTCGTCATTTAGAACTGTTGGTTCTCCCGAAGGAAGCATAAATAGATATTTACCATTACTTATTGAGCTAACGTTACCAATATATTTATGATCCTTATCGTAATAAGCGTAAATCTTCGCCTCAGGATTTTTAAAAAATTCTTGTCGAAAATTTATTTCTCCTCGGCCTGCAATATGAACACCAGATGGTACTTCTTTCTCGATTTTTTTATATAACAGGTTGAGAAAATAAAGTTAGCTACTCTAAAATTGGCGACCAGTCATCTCGAATAGCAAGCACAATTTCATTCAAATAAGACGTTGAAAATGCCATATCGGAACAGTGGCCGATCGTTTTCTTTTCAATGACTTTGTTATTCCAAATGATTCTATGTTCATTCTCTTTCACAAACTTGTCGTGCACATCGCCGCGAATCACGAAGGGGGTCCCATTTGCTCACGATATTGTAAACTCTGGTATCAGCAGTTTGGTTAAAGTTAAACCCAGTTTCTTCCAGCATTTTTTCTCTATTCCAACCATGAACGTTCTCAATAATTTTCACGAGGTCACCAGCGCCGCTAAAGTTACTTTTTACATCTAAGTGTTGCTTAATATCCTCGTAGTTGTAGTGAGAGGAGTAAGTCTGGTACACTTTCCAAAAGAACAAAATATCCGGCCGATAAAACCAATTGTCTTGAAAATACTCCACATTGTATTGCACTTGCCAAGGAGTGTCATACGTAATAATCTTCTTCTTGAATTTGTACGTTTGCAGCCTTGCCATTACCGACGATGCCACACAGCCACCCGAGGAAAATCCGACCAAAATTACCTCGTCCAATCCCCCCACTTCATCGTTTAGTGTCTTGATGAAATGGGCAACATCGTCGTATATGATTATGCTGGACTGATCGGATTTTTCAAAACATATCAGTTCATACTCTTTCATAGTGTCACTGTGCAACGCCTCCAGATCATGCATCATCTTGGAAATATATGCATGATTCTCAAGATTATAAGCCCCCGACAAAAATATGATTACTTTTTTCGACACTCTCTTACTGCGATAAATGGTTGCATGTTTCTCCAAATCTTCGCCCGGTAGTTTGTAGCGAAAGTCAGTTTTAACAAGGAACGGGTGTGTTCCGTACCACATGAAATGCAAATATGCATATGACCATATGAAAAAAAGCATGAAAAAAAACCTTAAAATTTCGTCAAATATTCTCCACATTATATCTTCATTGCATAAAATCTCATCATAAAATAAAACGTCTAAAGAAATGATGACACGCATTTATTTCCCAAGTTCTTTAGGTCAAAAGAAGCCCGGTGTGGATACAACCGCGAAGTATTTAAAACAAATTTTTGGGAAAACTGACACGATTATAGCCACGAAAAGTAACGACACTTTGTCGAGCAATTTGAAAAAATTGTATCGATCAAACATGAAGGCGACTTTGCCAACTGTGAACATCGGCGGCGATCACTCAATGGCTATCGCAACGGTGGCCGCATCTTTACAAAAGCACGGGTCCAACCTGAAAGTGATTTGGTTCGACGCCCACGCCGACATCAATACACGCGCAACTTCACCAAGTGGTAATTTCCACGGAATGCCGCTCGCGTTTCTTACTGGTCTTGACCACGATTTTACCTTATTTCCTTTTTTGTATGAAGTCCCCGAACTCAAGTTCGAAAACATTTTGTATCTGGGTATAAGAGATTTGGATCCGGGCGAGAAAAAGGTGCTGAAAGACAAACAGATCAAGTACGTAAAAAGCGCCGACATCAATAATGATCCGAAGAGGGCATTCGAAATTGTGAAAGCATTTGTTGGAAATGATCCGGTTCATTTGTCATTTGACGTGGATGGAATCGATCCTGGCGAAATGCCGTGCACAGGAACCACGGCGAAAAGGGGTGTGCATATGGAGGCAATCAAGCCAGTGCTGGACAAAATCATGAAGAAAACAAATCTTGTGAATATGGACATCACCGAGTTCAACCTTGAAATTGGTGATGACAAACAGAGAGAGATATCGACAAAAAACTTTGTGAAACTTTTTCAGAAGTATCTATGATTTATCGTCTCTTTTTTTTAAACGTGCGACTGCGTCTGGATTTGCGATTTCGTTGTTTTGTCTTGCGTTTTCCTCCATGCATTTGGGGTTCATCGTATCGAGAATTTTTACGAAATGCGGCCGTTGCATAATCAGATAGAAATTCCCGTTCTTGAAAATGCTGTTTTACGTTTGCAGGATCTTCAAGTATTTTTTGTGTATTACCAATTGACATTCCCCATGCATCGACAACATCTGGATCGAGCATCCACTTTTGTTCATTTGTTTTCATTATTCTGAAAGCTTCATGTTGTCCTTGTATAATCATATCATTTACTTTTTGGTGAATATTTATATATTCGTTAATATTTCCAGAGTTATTTTCATTATCGTGAATAAATATTTTTTCAGATGGTGTGATATAATTTATTTGAAAAAAGGGTTGCATCTGTTCATAAGCGTGAATTATATTTGTACCATCTTCAACAACTTTTACAACTGGCATTATTTTACTAACTTTTGCAAGCTTATTTAACTGTTCATTCGTAAAAAATCCTTCTTCGCAAATATATGACGGCTTTCTTAATATGAACACAGCTTCGTTATCAACTTCGTGTATACACAGTTTTTGTGTGTTTCGATTATAAAGCAAATTAAGTGCGTGTCCTGGAATAAAAATAGTTGCTATCGCTACATCGGACTTTTCTCCTTTTTTATAGTTAGTATCCCCAAAAAAAAAGTATTCTTTGAACCATTCGGGATCTCTTTGACTTTCTACCGGAACATCCGTTGCATGCGCAGCACCTAAACCGGTAGTAGCTAAACCAACACCAATCATATGGTGTGAACCAGCTGCATGTGAAGAACGAAAGTCGTAATACTTCTTTTGAATGACAAGTTCTTGGTTTAGTGGAGTTTCGTCCTTTAGACTTTGTGAATTTATAATTTCATTTACAATATTCGGATCGCGCTTTAACCATTCTTCCTCGGTCGGACAACCTCCTGTACATAACTCAGCAATATATGCAAGATATGCGCATTTACCAGCATAATTGAATTCAAGTTCATTATACCTTTTAACTTCGGCTGCAGACAACACGGCTGGGTTCGGTTCGCTTTTGCCAAATACCGATAAAACGGTTTCTTTCGCCGAATTAAAAAATGATGGCGATTCGTTTGCGTTTGGATCGATTCCACGTTTGGCAAGTTGTTGATCGACAAATTTGTCGCTATTAAAAACAGAAGCAGTCGACGCATGAATAATTGCCAGAGCAGTAAATGCAGCGGTGAGCATCATTCCCATACCACCCTCTTGTTTTTTTACCGTTTTTAAGATTTGAGCATTTACTTCTTTGTGCTTTATATAGTTGTTGTAAAAGTCGAGACAATTTATTTGCGAGTTTTCATCTATTGTGTAACAAGTATGTTTTGGGAGTTCTAATGAAAATACTTGTTTTAAATTAGTTTTACACCTTTTTACATTTCAAACGCCGACCTAACGACACAAAAATAATAAAAAGTGTAAAATCAATAGTAGGAATTTCACCTACGATGGTCTTACTTTTTCATCTTCATTTTTACTTGAAGATGTGAAAGACGAAATTTGAAAACATAATGGTCGTTGTTGGGTTTTAATCCAAGTTTCAGTTAAATCCATTATGTTTATTGCGGAATTTGCATCCCTTGTTCTAAATACGATTTTTTTGTTTTCGCAACTCACGCAGTTAGAACAAACTAATAGGCGAAATACCTGTTTGTTTTCTTTATCCTTATAATATTCCAAATCGTTATGACACCCACAACATTTCTTACTTGTATTACATTCATTTATGGTAATTGTGTCATATTTTTTATGGATTAATTTTCTTAATCCTTTATTCATCGTAGGCATAAAATATTTCATTTGTGTTGACCTACTCCAATTTCCATATCCAATTAATATATTTTCTCCAAAAGTTTCTTTTATTTTATTTAGGAATGTATCTATGGATTTTTTACCATAACTATATTGACGAAATTTCATTTTTCTCCATGTTTCTCTTTTGTAAAATTCTATGGTTTCTTTGTTTAATTTATTTTTTTCTACCAAATATGTTTTGAATTTGTCATAATCAACTGATTTACTATTTTGTAAAGATAGTGCAGTTTCTTTTTGAATAATTCCGTTTCGGTTTTTTTCAACTAATAATATTCGCTGGTTTGTTTTTGCTTTACTTTCTCTTTTTCTTTGTGGTGCTGTATATTGTAGTTTGTTTCCATTTTTATCCATCATATAGACAAGATTTCTTTTTCCAGGATCACAACCAACTATATTTCTATGTTTCAAAGTATCTAATTGTTCTTTGGATAAATCTTCTATAGTATGGAATTCTTGTTCTTGTAAAGTAGGAACTTTTGAACCCCATTTCTTATCCTTCAAATCTTTTCTAATAAATAATAGACAACAACTAATTCCGTCAGTTTGGATTTGATTATGAAACTGGTAATGTTTATTTTTGAATATTCTGTTTCTCAAATCCAAAAAGTTATTCCATACTTCATTTTGATTGTCTTTTACTTTGCTTAATAAATCTCCCTTTTTGACCTTTTTTCCTTCTTTATTTTTTTCAGGGCAAAACAAATTTATCAAACTTGCAGTATCCAAAATAATATGTTTTGGAATAATATTGTTTCTCAATGGTAATGGTTGAAATAATTTACTTTCCATTTGTTCTAACACAGAATTCATATACAACATTCCTTTCAAATACTCAAAAGGTCTAACTTTAATGTCATAGTGAATTGATTTCTTAATGTCTTTTGGTAAAATATTTGTAAGATGTGTTGTTTTCCATTCATTAAATTTTTCGTCAGTTTCTTTTAGTTCCATAAGGTTCTTTTTGAATTGAAATAATATTGATTTATCTTCTGTGATTTCATTTGTAGTTTTGTTAATAAATCGTAAAAAGTGTTGAATAAAATGTTCCTGAAAATTATTATGCAGAGAAGTATTAATTTGTGTTGCTAAATAAGGTAATAAATAGCTTGTATTTTTCAAATTAGTTTTTACATGGTTCAATAGAGGTTGATATTCTGTCTTGTAAAAAGTATCTAATTTTTCCAAAAGGTCAGTATCTTTTCCTTTCTTACCTCTATTATCACGAATTCCTAATGATTTGACACAATATAGAATAAAATTTTCATTTATAGATGGTAAGGGTAGATTGTTTGTATATTGATACAAAACATACAACCGAATAAATTGATAAGCATGAATAACTAAATCATTCATTTCAAAAACCAAATTACTTATTAACGGATGCATAGTATCACGATTTAGCAAAATGCTCTTTAGTGGAATTTTGAATGTCTTGTAAGCAGACTTTTCATTATTCCTAAACTCTTTGAATTCTTCCTTTTTCTTCTTTTTCATTTTATATAGTATTATATTATTTTTATTTAAGTATTTTTTACGCAAAATATTTAAATATAATTTATGTTGTCTATATAATAAAATGGAAACAGAACCAATTGAAGAAAATTATCATTGTAATATATGTAATTATACTTGTTTATATCAATCACATTGGAAGCAACATATAGAAAGCGATAAGCATAAAAATAATGGTATAAGAAAACCCAGAAAAGATAAAAAATTAGATCCGCAATGTAAATTATGTATTTATTCTACAACAAGTTCAACCAATATGAAACTACATTATTTAAATAATCATGCGAATAAGGAAGAACGAAAAAAAGAGTTTAAATATTATTGCGAAGCGTGTGATTTTGGTAATTTTTCAAAAGGATTATTTAAACTGCATAATGATACAAAACATACAACTATCTAATAGAATAATTCTACGATTTCTATCGTTTTTTCTGTTGGATTATCTATCCAGTATTGGATTTGATGTTTTAATGCTTCAATTCGTTCCTCCCATTCTTTTTGTTTTGTTTTTGTAATTTGCATCACACCCAATTTATTTAACTTCCAACATGATTTTACTAATACGCCTTCTTGGTTCGTATAATCATCTGGATTGAACCTGATAAATATAATTGGTCTATGATGTAAATCTTGTGAAAGTTCCATTAATCGTTTATGTTCACAACTACAATCATAATCTGTATGTTTATTTTCATCTACTTCCATTATTATTATATGTGAACCCATATCTAATAATAGATCTGGTCTTCTTCTGGAACATCCATCTTGTACTTTTTTATCGGCAACCCAAGTGAAATTGTTGAATGTTTGGGTAATTCTGTCAACAACATCTTTTTCTTTTGTTTTGTAATTTCTTGATACTTCTATTTCTGGATGAAGTTGAATACAGCACGGCAAACAATAACCATTATATTGCGGGTTTGATGCGGTAGTATGACACCAAGAAGATTTACATAATGCTGAACCACCACATTCTTTACAATGAGATTTCCATTTATTGTGTTGACAAAATGATGAACCACTACATTCTCTGCATCGTGATTTTACTTTTCCGTGTTCACAGAATGCTGACCCCCACATTCCTTACATTGATCTTTTCGTTTTCCGTGTTCGCAAAACGCTGAACCGCCACAATCTTTACATCGGTTTTTATATATTCCATGTTCGCAAAAGGCTGAACCACCACATTCTTTACAATAATTTCTTCTTTTTCCATGTTCACAAATACCTGAACCACCGCATTCTTTACAACGATGTTTTTGTTTCCCATGTTCGCAAAATGCTTTTCCATCACAATCTTTACAATTATATTTTTGTTTTCCGTGTTCACAAAACGCTTTTCCACCTCCACAATTTATACATAAATGATTTAATTTACCATGTTCACAAAATCCAGAACCATCACATTCCTTACATCGTCTTTTTTCTTTTCCATGTTCACAAATCCCTGAACCACCGCAATCTTTACAAAGATATTTTTCTTTTCCATGTTCACAAATGCCAGAACCACTACAATCTTTACAACGATGTCGTTGTTTCCCGTGTTCACAAATAGACGAACCGCCACATTCTTTACATAATCGTTTATCTCTATCATGTTCGCATAATGCTGAACCACCACATTCTTTACAAAGTCGTTTATCTTTTCCATGTTGACAAAATGCTGAACCATCACATTCTTTACATCTTTTTTTATATATTCCATGTTGGCAAAATGATGAACCTCCGCAATCTTTACAATATGTTTTGACTTTTCCATGTTCACAAATTGACGAACCACTACATTCTTTACATTGTGACTTTGATTTACTATGTTCACATATAGATGCACCTCCACATTCTTTACAATATGTTCGTCTTTTACCATGTTCACATAATCCACCTCCACCACAATCTTTACAAAATGTTTTTCTTTTTCCGTGTTCGCACTTACTCATTTTATTAGTTATATATTTATTATTTTATATAATAAATAGTTTCAATTTTATTACATTCATATTATATATGCCTACACATAAGAGCGAAGATTATAAATTATCTGCTGTAAATTATTATTTGACAGAAGATACTTCTCAATTAGAAACCTGTAGAATTTTCAAATGCACACCAAGAAGTTTAATGCGTTGGGTTCAACAATATAAAAAAGAAGGAAATGTAAATATTCACTATAGAAAACCAGTTGCATATAAAGTCAAAAAGGAATATGTCAAATTTTTATTAGATGAGATCAAAAAGAATAAAACAATTACATTATACGAATTAACCGAAAAATTAAAGGAAACATATAAAGGCGTTGATTTATCTACAACACAAATTTTTAGAGTAATTAATGATAATAATATTACTTTGAAATTAACAAGAATAAGACATGAACCTACAAAGCGGTTCGGTAAAGATATTGATATAAATTCAAAAATAAAAGAATTTTATGAGGAAGTCAAAAAGTATAAAATAGAGGATATTATTTGTATTGATGAAACAAGTATAAAATCTTTACAGAAAAGAAATCATTGTTATAGTCAAAAAGGAAAAAGATGTGTCATAAAGACACAATCGCAAGAAGTATTCAAAAAATATACAGGCGTATTTGCTATTTCTGTAAATGGTGTTATACACTGGGATTTATATGAAAAAGGTGGAATAACTACAGATAGGTTAATTGAATTTTTAGAACATAATATAACAAGTAAATTGCGAAATAAACTTATTATATTGGATAATGCTTCTGCACATAGAAACGAAAGAATAAAAGCATTAATAAGTAAATATAATAATATTTTGTATGCTGTTCCTTACCAACACTTCACTAATTCTATAGAAAATTATTTTAGTATGTTGAAATCCAGATTACAAAAATTAGAAGGATTAAAATATGATAATTTGAAGGAAAATATACAGAAAGTTATTAGAGAAATACCAAAAGAAAAGTATGAAAATATATTTAAGGGTGCTTATGACAGACCAGAAAAGTATGTTCCAAAGAATAAAACACGAAAAGTCAAGAAGATATATAAGTGAGTTTTATATAATTGATACTATATAAAAGTCGGCGTTTGAAATGTAAAAAGGTGTAATAGCGACTGGTTCAAATGGATTGATGCGGGAACATGCACTTATAGAGAACGTCTGCCTCCCCAATGTCCCTTCCCCAATCCCGATAAATTAGCTGAACTACCTACTGACAAATTCATCTATTCATCTTCATACGAATTTACTATGAAAGATGCCACTACTTTTAATCATTATCATCATATCAGTGGGA